AAATAAAAATGACAGGCCAGAGGCTTGGACTAGAACAAAAAGTATTAAAAAGGAAACAGGATCAGTTAAAAGTAGATAGACAGTCTTTAGAAGTTGAAAAAAGAAGAATAAATTTAACAAATAAACCTCGTGTTGGAGGTGGAGGCGGTGGCAGAAGAACAGGAGGAACTGGTACTGGAGGAGGAAATCGTTTTGCTGGTGCTGCCAGTAGTGCAATTATTTCTGGTGCATTTCCTTTACTATTTGGACAAGGACCATTAATCGGTGCTGCTGGTGCATTAGGTGGTGGTGTTGGATCATTAGTTGGTGGTCAGATGGGAGGTTTTGCAGGAGGTTTACTTGCGACTTCTATTGCAACACCGATACAACAACTTGGTATAGAAGCAGCAAAATTAGGTCAGGCACTCGATCCAGCAACTAAAAATGTAGAAGCACTAACAGCAGCATTGGGAGTAACTGGAACTGAATTTGAAAAACAAATTGCATTACTTACAAAATTAGGAGATGAGGAAGCAGCATTTGAGGCAGCAAGACAAAAAATGATAAATCTAATCGGACAGGGTGGTGTAGATAATATGACTAAATTTGGTCAGGAGATGACAGAGTTAGGAAACAACTTTACAAGAATAATGACATTGATGAAGAACTCAATGGCTAACTTCATACAAAATTCTGGCATTTTAAAACTTATTGCTAGTACTGTTGAGAGGTCTGCTTTAATAGGTCAGGCGGAGGCTTCTGGTAGCACTTTAGACACAGTAGAAGGTAGAAGATTAAATGAATTAATAGGTATGAGAGAGAGGTTTACTATTACAGGGGCAGGAATGAAGAGAGAAGACGCAAATGCAATGTTGGAATTTTTGGGTAGAGATAAAGGTAGAGGACTTTTTGGTAGTGCTAATGTTGTTGACGCAGCCGAAGCCAAAAAATTAATAGAAGATGAAATGGTAGCTTTACAGAAAAAAATTAATTTAAAAGATACTGAAGCTGAAGCCGAAGCAATGATTGAAAGAATACAAAAATCCAGAGTTAAAAACTTAGATAAAGAAATAGAAATGTTGGAGCGTAGTTTTACTATGAGTTCTGAGGAATTTGAAATAGAAAAACAAATAGCTGAGATGAAGGAAGAGGGAGAAATAAAAGATGAAGATGAATTAAGAAGAAAACTACGAAAAATACAGATGCTAACCGAAGAAAAAAAGTTAGCAGAACAAACAGCAGCAGCTTTTGAAAGAATGTCTCAGGCAATAGCCACAGATATAGCACAGGGAATACAGGGAATGATTCGTGGTACTTCTACATTGAACGATATGCTAAATAATGTATTGAACAAACTTATAGATGCAGCATTTAACATGGCATTGTTTGGAAATATGCAGGGCACATTAGGTGGTGGAGGATTATTTGGTTCGATATTTAGCGGTATTGGATCAATTTTTGGAGGAGGAGGACCAGTTGACGTTCCTACTCCTATTCTTCCTACACCGATTGCTGTTGCAGCAAATGGTGGTTTTATACCAGGTGGTAGACCTTCACTTGTAGGGGAAAAAGGTCCAGAATTATTCACACCAGCTAAAGGTGGATTTGTTACACCAAACCATGCTCTTGGTGGTACAACAAATGTTATTGTGAACGTAGATGCTTCGGGATCTAATGTAGAAGGAGATGAAGAAGAAGGAAGGCAGTTAGGTTTTGCATTGTCAGCAGCGATAGAATCAGAATTAATTAAGCAAAAACGACCTGGAGGTTTACTTGCATAATGGCTACATTCCCATCCATTACACCCACTTACGGGCAACAAAAAAGATCACGACCAAATACCAGAACAGTACGTTTCGCTGATGGCTACGAACACAGATTATTATTTGGACTTGCTGCTCATCAAAATCCAAAAGTCTATAATTTTACTTTCGAGGTATCAGAAACAGATGCAGACATTATAGAGGGATTTCTTGATAGCAGGGCAAATGATAGTGCTAGTTTTACTTTTACTCCACCTGGTGAAGGATTTACTAAAACGGGAACTTACTCTCAATCAGGAACTACAGTAACAATTACGATTTCAAATCATGGTGTATCTGTAGGAGATGAACTTACTATTGATTACACTTCTGGATCTGCAACTGATGGTACTTTTCTTGTTGCTTCGGTTACTGATTCAAATGTGTTTACTGTAACTGCTGCTGCCAGTGCTACCAATAGTGGGAATGTTTCGATTACTTTATCGGGTGCTAGACAATATGTTTGCGAAAATTGGTCAAAATCTATACCATATAACAATAGAGCCACAATCCAAACAACATTTAGAGAGGTGTTTGAACCATGAGTAGTGCTGCTATCGTTAGCAATCTTCAGAATATAAATCCGTCATCAGTAATAGAATTATTTACACTAGCCTTAGACAATAGTTTGCATGGAGCAACCACAGTTTACAGATTCCATGCTGGTTCTTCTTTAAAAGATAATGGGGAAATCGTTTGGGCTGGTAATAGTTATCAAAGATTTCCTGTAAAAGCAGAGGGTTTTGCATTTCAAAAAGGGCAACTACCAAGGCCCACATTAACTGTAAGTAATGCTCTCGGAACTATTACTGCAATATTAGCTGCTGTAAACGCTGTGACCACTGGAAATGATCTTACTGGTGCGACTGTGACTAGAATAAGAACTCTTGCTAGATTTATTGATGCTGTTAATTTTCCTAGTAATATTAACCCTTACGGAACACCAGATTCTACAGCAGAGTTTCCGCAGGAAATTTACAAAATAGACAGGAAATCAGCAGAAAATAGAGAAGTAGTACAGTTTGAATTAGCTGCCGTATTTGACCTTGCTGGTATTCGTGCTCCACAAAGACAATGCACTAGAGCCGAGTTTCCTTCTATCGGTACTATACAGACATGAATTGGAAAGACGCTGCACTTAATCACGCTGAAGTTGAAGATCCAAAGGAATCTGTTGGTCTTTTACTGAATATTAGAGGTAAGGAAAGATATTATCCTTGCCGTAACTTATCTATGACAGCACATCAATGCTTTATTCTTGACCCAGAAGATTATGTGAAGGCAGATAGTTTAGGGGACATAGTTGCTGTTGTTCATAGTCACCCCACAACACCTCCAGAAGCTAGTCAGGCAGATAAAGTTGCTTGTGAACAAAGTAAATTACCTTGGCATATTGTTAATCCAAAAACAAAACAATGGGGCTATTACGAACCACAAGGATACGAAGCACCTTTATTGGGTCGGCAATGGGTATGGGGTATTACAGATTGTTGGAGTTTGGTAAGAGATTATTACAAACAAGAAAAGGGAATACAGTTAAAAGATTATGAAAGACCAATCACTCCAGAAGAGTTTATGAAAGATCCTTTGTTTGAAAGTTATGCGTGGCGAACAGGATTTAGAGAACTTAGACCAGATGAAAAGTTACAACCTGGAGATGTTTTATTGATGAGTATCTTAGATTCAACTTTAAATCATGTAGCTATTTTTCTTGGGGATGAGGTATTACATCATTTAACCGATAGACTATCTTGTAGAGAACCATATTCTCCTTGGTTACTAAAATGCACAGGAAAAAGGTATCGTTATGCTTCGTAAAATAAAACTATATGGAGAGCTTGCAGAATTTGTAGGGCACAAAGAATTTGAGGTAAAAGCTGATACGTTAAAAAGTGCCGTTAGTTTCCTGATAAATAATTTTGAGGGAATAGAGAAGTACATGAGTCCTAAGTATTACCAAGTAAAAGTAGGTAATTATGAAATAGGAGAAGAGGAACTAGCATACCCCATAGGAAAAAAAGAGGACATACATTTTATTCCTGTTATCACTGGTGCTGGTAGAGGTTTTGGAAAAATTTTACTAGGTGCAGCATTAATAGGTATTGCAATAATAGCCCCAGGAGCAGGATTTGGAGCAGGAGGAGTAGGTTTTGGTTTTGGATCAACAGCAGTAGGTGGAGGATTTAGTTTTGCTGCGATGCTAGGAAATATTGGTATAGGTCTAGTGCTTACAGGTGTATCTGAAATGCTAACTCCATTACCTAAAAGACAAGAATTTAATTCTGAAGAAGATCCAAGACTCTCATTCAGTTTTGGTGGAACGCAGCAAACAGGAAGGGCAGGAACTCCTGTTCCTTTAGTTTACGGAGAGATATTTACTGGTAGTGTTGTAATAAGTGGCGG